CATCAGAACAGATGCTCCAGTCTATGTTACAGAAGGACCTTTTGACAGCACGTTCATTCGCAACGCGATTGCAATGTGCGGTGCTGACGCTGATGTTAGTAAGTGGGGGATTAGCAATCCTGTGTGGATTTATGATAACGAACCACGCAACAGAGAGATTGTCAATCGAATCAGCAAAACAATCGATAGTGGAGACTCCGTAGTTATTTTTCCATCATCTATGGATGAGAAAGATATCAACGATATGGTGATCGCTGGACATGACGTTCAGAAGATTGTAGAATGTAACACGTACAGTGGCTTGGAAGCAAAACTTAAATTCAACACCTGGAAGAAAATATGAGTAACGGCATTAAGGTTAAAAAGCGAGACGGTAGAATTGAGTCTCTTGATTTGGATAAAATGCATCTGATGGTTGATGAAGCAACCAAAGGACTTGCAGGTGTGTCAGCCAGTCAAGTTGAGATGAAGTCTGGTATTCAGTTCTATGATGGCATCACCACGGAAGAAATTCAGGAAATTCTGATTCGTGCTGCTTCTGATCTGATTGATTTGGATCACCCCAACTATCAGTTTGTCGCTGCCAGACTGCTTTTGTTCTCGCTTAGGAAGCAACTCTATGGAAAGATGAGAGAACTACCTCATCTTGAGGCACATATCATGGATTGCACTGCAAAAGAAGTGTATGATAAAGATATTTTTATTAAATACTCTAAGGAAGAAATTGCGAGAGCAAATTCTTACATTGATCATACCCGTGATTTTCTTTTTACCTATGCTGGACTGCGCCAGGTAGCAGATAAGTATTTGGTTCAGGATCGTAGCACTGGTGGAGTGTATGAAACTCCTCAGTTCATGTATATGATGATTGCTCTGACTATTTTTGCAGAGTATCCCAAAGACACTAGGATGTCTTACGTCAAGAGGTATTATGACGCAATCTCAAAGCACAAAATCAATATTCCCACACCTATCATGGCAGGAGTGCGAACTCCACTTCGACAATTTGCTAGCTGTGTGCTTGTTGATGTTGATGACACCCTCGATTCTATCTTTACTTCTGATATGGCAATTGGCCGGTACGTTGCACAAAGGGCGGGAATCGGTATCAACGCAGGCAGAATCCGTGGCATCAACAGTAAAATCCGAGGTGGAGAAGTTCAACACACAGGCGTTGTCCCATTTCTCAAAAAGTTTGAAGCAACTGTCCGATGCTGCACACAAAATGGCATTAGAGGTGGATCAGCGACTGTCCACTTCCCAATCTGGCACCAAGAGATCGAAGACATCATCGTCCTGAAGAACAATAAGGGCACAGAGGACAATCGCGTAAGGAAACTTGATTATTCCATCCAGATTTCAAAACTTTTCTACGAACGTTTCATCGCTGATGGAGAGATTAGCCTCTTCTCACCGCATGACGTACCAGGTTTATATGACGCTTTTGGTACTGATAGGTTCGATGATCTATATGTTAGCTTTGAACGAAATGAGTTTATTCCAAGAAAGACTATTGGGGCACAGAAACTGATTCTCGATCTCCTGAAGGAACGTGCAGAGACTGGACGTGTTTATATCATGAACATTGATCACTGCAACTCTCACTCCTCCTTCAAAGATAAGGTTGAGATGTCTAACCTCTGTCAAGAGATTACTCTTCCAACTTATCCTCTGAACCATATTGATGATGAGTTTGGTGAGATTGCACTTTGCATCTTGTCTGCCATCAACGTTGGTAAAGTCAAGTCGGATGAAGAACTTGAGAACCTTTGTGATCTTTCTGTTCGTGGACTGGAAGAACTGATTGACTATCAGAAGTACCCTGTAAAGGCAGCAGAAATCGCTACAAGGGCGCGTAGATCGCTTGGTATTGGATTCATTGGTTTAGCGCATTATTTGGCGAAACTGGGTTATAATTATGGATCTCAAGAAGCATGGGATGCAGTCCATGGACTTGCTGAGTCCTTCCAGTATTACCTTCTGAAGGCGTCTAATCAACTTGCCAAGGAAAAGGGACACTGTGAATACTTTGGGCGTACTAAGTATGCAGATGGTATTCTTCCTATCGATACTTACAAGAAAGATGTAGATGAAATTTCTAGTCAAGAATTAGCACATGATTGGGAAAGTCTTAGAGAGTCTATCTCCACCCACGGATTACGGCACTCAACATTGTCTGCTCAGATGCCATCGGAGAGCAGTTCCGTTGTGTCAAACGCAACAAATGGAATCGAGCCACCTAGAGACTATTTGTCCGTTAAGAAGAGCAAGAAGGGCCCGCTTAAACAGATCGTCCCGTCTTACGCGACTCTTAAAAATAATTACACCCTTTTGTGGGATATGCCTAACAATAGGGGCTATATTAATGTTGTTGCTGTGATGCAGAAATTCTTTGATCAAGCAATTTCTGGTAACTGGAGTTACAATCCAGAGCATTATCCTGACAATGAAGTCCCAGTGTCCGTCATGGCACAAGACTTTTTGACTACATATAAGTACGGTTGGAAAACCTCTTATTACCAGAATACAAACGATCTAAAGTCTGATGAAGTAGAGGACGACAAAGAAAAACTGAATAGTATCTTGCAAGAATTAGAACAAGCCGAGGAGGGAGAGTGTGAATCCTGTGCAGTTTAAGGTTTCATCCGTAGACGATAAGAAGACAGAAGTCAAAGGGATGACTGTCTTCAATACAGAAAAAGTAGATACCAAAAAGCAACCGATGTTTTTTGGAAAACCTCTGGGAGTTCAGAGGTATGATTCCTATAAGTATCCAGTTTTTGATAAACTGACTACCCAACAACTTGGATATTTTTGGCGTCCCGAAGAGGTGTCTCTACAGAAAGATCGTGGGGACTATCAAACTCTTCGTCCGGAGCAGAAGCATATCTACACTTCTAATCTGAAGTATCAGATCATGCTTGACTCAATTCAGGGTAGAGGGCCTGGAATGGCATTCATTCCTTATTGCTCTCTTCCTGAATTGGAAGCGTGTATGGAAGTCTGGGGATTCATGGAAATGATCCACAGTCGCTCCTACACTTACATCATCAAGAACGTCTATGCGGATCCCTCAGAGGTATTCGATAAGATCGTCACCGACAAGCGTATTCTGGAGCGTGCTAGCAGCGTTACAGAGGCATATGATGACTTTATCAACGGTGCTCAGAACTGGGGCAACGGACAGATGTGGAAGGAAGATTTCAGAGATTCACCTACCGCACAATGGGAGATCAAAGATGTCAAACGTAGACTCTACAGAGCAGTCGCAAACGTTAACATTCTTGAAGGTATTCGGTTCTACGTTAGCTTTGCTTGTAGTTTCGCCTTTGGTGAACTTAAGCTTATGGAAGGATCAGCTAAAATCATCTCTCTTATCGCAAGAGACGAAAACCAACACTTAGCAATCACTCAGAACATTTTGAATAAGTGGAGAGCGGGTGATGATCCTGAAATGAAGCAGATCATGAAGGAAGAGGAGGAGTGGACGTATAAGATGTTTGATCGTGCTGTCAACGAAGAGAAGCGTTGGGCAGACTATCTGTTCAAGGATGGTTCAATGATCGGACTGAACGATAAACTTCTACAGCAGTATGTTGAATGGATTGCAAATCGTCGTTTGAAATCAATCGGACTGAAACCACAGTATGATATTCCCGCATCTGCTAACCCTCTGCCCTGGACGCAGCATTGGATCTCCTCTAAGGGACTTCAGGTTGCCCCTCAGGAGACTGAAGTAGAGTCCTATGTGGTTGGTGGTATCAAGCAAGATGTGAAAAAGGACACATTCAGTGGTTTCCAACTCTGATTGTTGCTATACATAAGGGGAGTAATATCCCCTTATATGCCACGTAATCAAATTACAGTTGCGGAGATTAGAACAAGAGTAGAGAAAATTAAAAATGAACTCTACTGGGAAGAAAATAAGTACGGTGAAGAAGCCAGAGGTTTAGCACATAAATACGTCAATATGGTGCTAGACGCTATCGATGAGTATCGAATGTGATTATGAAAATCCATGGTATTTTAAAGGATCACCTTTTGTATCTGAGGATATTGACGATCTGTACGGTTTTGTCTACCTCATTACAAATCTCAAAAATAATCGCCAATACATCGGTAGAAAATACTTCTGGCAGTTCAGAACTCCTAGAGGTAAAAAACGAAAAGTAAAATCAGAATCTGATTGGAAAAAGTATTATGGTTCTTGTCCAGAGCTTAAGGAAGACATTATCAAATTCGGCAAACAAAATTTTAGCAGAACTATTATCAGTGTTCATAAGACGAAGGGCAAAACTAATTTTGAAGAAACCAGACAACTCTTTATCAACGGAGTCCTTACAGAATCACTTGACACAGGAGAACCCAAGTACTACAATAGCAACATCCTCAGCAGATACTTCCGAAAAGACTACTATGAAAACGGACGTAGTGATGCAAGCTCGTGATTGGGCAATCAACAGAATTGAAAAAATGAGTGAAACCGAATCTGTTGAACACATCTATGACAGACTTGCATTGATGGATGAATGGTACGAATGGTTCGATCTTGACAAAATGGATGGAATGGACTATATTGTACTCGAAGACACAACTCAGAATTCTGAATCAGAGATCTGAGTCTTCTTTCTGGGTACGTAGCATAATGGATAATGCCCCCGCCTTCTAAGCGGTAGATTGTAGGTTCGAGTCCTACCGTACCTGCCTCGCGGGATTAGTTCAGTGGTAGAACGTCAGCCTTCCAAGCTGAATGTCGTCGGTTCGAGTCCGATATCCCGCTTGCCCTTAAGGGCACACGCAAGATTAGCTCAGCGGTAGAGCAATTCGTTTACACCGAATTGGCCGGCGGTTCGATCCCGTCATCTTGCATTCCCCAGGAGGACTATGAAAAATGATTACCGTCAGATGCAAAGAATGCAACACAGAGCTTTGTAGTAATAATAAAACTCAAGTCTGTGGTTGTCCTAACATGATGTCTGTGCGTGGCGACAAAGTTTCTGCACAGGATCTTAGCAAGGTTGTTATGATTAATTCTGATAAGAAAAAGTTATCAGATAAAGTTCTTTCTAATCAAGATCTTGCATATCAAGAGCAGAGAAGAAAGAGAAAGGTTCGTAAGTTAGATTTTGATGTTAGATGAAGAACCTTTGGCGTATTTGGGCAAAAGCATTAGGACGTAAAGATGGACGAGATGACAGAGAAGCAGATATTATTGCTTGCATACGCACCCTTATTCTTGTGTCTTACATGGTTACCAATATTGCAATCGTTGCAAATGCCGTAAGGCACTGGAATGATAATTCCTCTAATTGTGTTAGTATCAAACTCTTAAGAGATACTTAAATGTCTAACTAGTATCATACTGTTACACATTACAACAATGCACCCCGACGAATACGCTAACTGGGTGAGAATTAAAGAAGTATTTGAGGAAAACGGAACAACAGATAACTTCTTTTATAAGCGAGCTTGTGCTATAGTAAGTGGGTTACCGGATCCTATGAGTAACCTACCTAATGTCACACAGGATGGATGAAATCAAACCTGAGCACTATATTACAGAAAAACAGTGTCAGGAAATGATTGACAAAGCAATTGACAAACACAATAAAACTGCTACAATTATAAGTGCGATCTTAGGATCTATTATATTGGGATTCTATTCGCATGGTTTATTTGCCTTGGTAGGTAAGTAATGGAAACTTACACGGTTGAAGAGTTTCAAGAACGCTGGGATGAAATGATTACCCGTGTAGAAAATGGTGAACACATTGCAATTACTAATGGAAAACATACTGCAGTTATGATACCTGCAGAGGACTTTGAGGGACTGTCGCCTATTGGTTAAGGCCCACTGCTTATAACGGTGTGAACTGGGTTCAATTCCCAGCAGTCCTACCAAGGGGTTTAGCAATCTGGTGAATGCAGCAAACTCATAATTTGCCTAAGGCGAGTTCGATCCTCGCAACCCCTATTGACAAGGATACATAAGTCAGTTATACTTGACTCGTCAACACACAAGACAATGACACTGACTAGCAAATTCAAGAAGGACGTACAGACTCTCCGAAGTGCAGCAAATGGAGAATTCTTTCTCGATGTAAAGAACCCAAAACTTTTCAAGAAAGTACGCAAGTTTTATGAGAACAGCGGTGTGGTTTTTTCCGGAGATCCCATGGATGACTATGACATTCTGATGGAATACGTGTATAATGATCTTGAAACCATCGAAGTTCAATGAAAGTCCTTCTCGAACGCTTTCCCTATCGTTACGTTGAGTCTGGTGTCCTAGAGAACGGACACCCTGACTATCGTATTCAAAAAGCTCATCACTATACTAAGCGATACAGCGACATGTATTTGCTGGACAATCAGATGCAACTTCTCACTGCGATTGACGACTTTGAATATACCAAGTGGTTGGATCCCGAAGATGTTCCCTGTTATATCAAAGACGTTGTATCTAAATAGTCACATAGAATTGTTTGATTACTATGGCAACAAAAGGAACAGCAGCAAAATCTGCCTCTGGTGCATCAATGTCCAAGTACGATGTTGAAGTTGAAGGAAGACTTCAAGCACTTGAGGCAAAAGCACACAGCAAGTGTGATGGTGGCGGGGGAGCAGATGCAGATAGAATCGCTGCATTAGAAAAGCGAGTTGAAGAACTTGCAGAGAAAATCGCATATAAACTTGGCATCTGATATAATACTTAAGTAAAACTCACTTATCATGTCTGAATACACAAAAACTGCACTGGTTCTTGGTGCAGGTGGCTTTATTGGAAGTCATATGGTAAAAAGACTCCGCGACGAAGGTTATTGGGTTCGTGGAGTCGATCTTAAGCAACCAGAATTTTCTTCTACCAGGGCAAATGAGTTTGTCCTGGGAGATTTGCGTGATCCAACTTTTGTTCGGCGAGTCATTGAATTCAAAGGATATCGTGGAAACTTTTACAATTCTGTTCCAGATCGATATATTGAATCGTTTGATGAGATTTATCAGTTCGCTGCAGATATGGGCGGTGCTGGTTATATCTTTACAGGTGAACATGATGCTGACATCATGCACAATTCTGCAACGATCAATCTGAACCTGCTGGAAGAGCAACGTAAGTTGAATGAGAAGACTGAAGTAAACAAAACTAAGATCTTTTACTCTAGTTCCGCTTGCATGTATCCAGAGCACAATCAACTGGATCCTGATAACCCTGACTGCCGTGAAGAATCAGCATACCCAGCAAACCCAGACTCAGAATACGGATGGGAAAAACTCTTTTCTGAGCGACTATACCTTTCGTTTAGTCGTAACCATGGTATTCCTGTTAGGGTTGCTAGATATCACAATATCTTTGGGCCAGAGGGAACCTGGGAAGGAGGAAAAGAGAAGGCACCAGCTGCAATCTGCCGTAAAGTTGCTGAACTCCCGCCAATGGGTGGAACCATCGAGGTGTGGGGAGATGGCTTACAGACTCGTTCCTTCCTGTTCATTGATGAATGCATTGAAGCAACTCGACGGTTGATGGACTCTGAATTTGAGGGCCCTGTTAACATTGGTTCTGAAGAGATGGTGACTATCAATCAACTAGTAGAGACTGCTGCTAGTGTTTCAGGAAAGACTGTAGAGAAGAATCATATTGATGGGCCTACTGGAGTTCGTGGACGTAACTCTAACAATGATTTGATCCGCGAAAAACTGGGTTGGGATTACTCTCAGACTCTTGAAGAGGGTATTAGGAAGACTTATGCTTGGATTGCTAAGCAGGTTGCTGCACGATGAAAGTTACAGTATTGGGATCAAGTGGACAGATCGGTGCTTATCTTGTAGAGCACCTTTCTGCCAAAGGACATGATGTTACGCCATTTGATATTGCTCGACATCATGGTGAAGATATGACTCAGATTCCGAATCATAATCTTGATCGTGCTATCAAGAATTCGGACTTTGTATTTGTTCTTGCTTTCGATGTAGGTGGTTCACGTTATCTAAAGAAGTATCAGCATACGTTTGACTTTGTTAATAACAACACTCGTATGATGGCAAACGTTTTTGACTTACTTGGTAAGTATAAGAAGCGTTTTGTCTTTGCATCATCTCAGATGAGTAACATGAGTTACTCTCCTTACGGTGTGTTGAAGCGTGTTGGTGAACTTTACACTAGCACTCTGAAAGGACTCACTGTCAAGTTCTGGAATGTCTACGGTATCGAAAAAGACATGGATAAAGCGCATGTCATCACCGACTTCATCCGTAAAGGATTTGAAGAGAAGGAGTTTGAGATGCTGACAGATGGTACTGAAGAGCGTCAGTTCCTCTATGCTGAAGACTGTTGTGAGGCACTGGAGACAGTGATGGAGAGTTATACGGACTTCAAACCAGAAGATCCTCTCCACATCACCTCATTCCGTTCTAACACGATTAGAGAGGTTGCTAATATCATCCAGGGATGTTTTGGATTGATTGGGGAGCATGATATTGAGATTAAATCTGGACTTGCTAAGGATAGCGTTCAGTTGGACAAAAGAAACGCACCAGATACTTACATTCTTGACTGGTGGATTCCTAAAACCACAATTGATGTGGGTATCAGAAAAGTATTCGATGAAATGAAAAAGAACTATGGCTACTAATCTTACTGAAATTCGTAACTTTATTAACGAACCTCACTGTGATCTTGGTGTTAATGCTTGGGTTCTTGCAGACTTGGTAAAGACATTTAAGAACGGAAGATTTATTGATCTTGGTGTTCGTCTTGGCGCATCTTCTGCAATCATGTCTATTGATGCCGAAGAAAATAATAATCAAGTTTGTGGTTGTGACTTGATGTTTGGTGGTTTTCAACAGAACGGTGCTCGTTTTGTAAATGAAAACTATATGTGCTATCAAGCAGATAGTGTCACTCTTGGAAAAGATTGGGATGAAGATCCTTTTGATATTATTTTCATTGATACTATTCACACCCGTGAACAAGTTCTCGCTGAAATGTATTTCTGGGTTGATCATCTGAAAGAAGGTGGTTACCTTATCTTCCATGACTCTCACTGGGTTGGTGCTGATGGTGAAGATAATCCTGTTGAAGAGGATACTTATGGTGATACCATCGGTGGTAAGAAGTGGAAGCGTCCTGATGTTGCAATCACGGACTTCTTTGGACTTTCTCAGAGTGTTCGTGAACTTGATGATTATGAAGATGATGATATTAAGATCGAACATTATAAACCAAGTCACGGTATGACTTTTGTTCAAGTTAAAAACTTGAAAGCACTTGAAGAGTACAAGAAAAATGTTGATTGGGAAGAGGTTTTTGAGATCCGTAATTGGTTGAATGATCTTCATTTCAATCCTCGGAACCCTAACTTTGTTGATTGGCAGCAAGATATTGCAAACATTCAGAATGAACTGGTTATTGCCCCATGACGTTTGAAGTATCGCACTGGAGCGGTAGACTTGGTAATAATGTGCAGCAAGTTGCTAACTGCATCATGGCTGCAGAAAAATATCAGTCTACCTTTATGCAAAAGTTAGATCATGATATTATTTCTAACTACACTGTAGACTTTAATACCATGACTGGTATCTCCCAGTGGAGTGGTAAAGGTAGATATTACTGCTGGGAACCTCTTATTCACTGTGAGAAAGGTATTCATGAGGGAGGAAATGAGACTGGTGTAGATAGAGATCATATCTACACTAATATGCGTCGTATTTGTAAAGAGTATGTTGCACCGTTTTTAAAACTCCCTGAAAAGAAAACAATCGGTGACGAAACAATTGTGATGCATTTGAGGAGTGGTGATAACTATCATCGCATCTTCAATCCGCCAACAAACTATGTTCCTAATCCTCTCATCTTTTACCTCAATCTGATTGAGAGTTTTGAGAAGTGTATTCTTATCACTGAACCTGATGATAAGAATCCCATTGTTCATGAGTTGAAGAAGATTGATAAGGTTCAGATTCAATCTTCTACGGTTGCAGAAGACTTTGCAACTTTGATGAGTGCTAAGAATGTTGCACTCTCTGGTGTTGGTACATTTGCAATGGCAGCAGCACTCTGTTCAAGTAAGATTGAAAATCTTTATACCACAGATCTGCTGTTGACTGAGCACCTAAATTATACTATGCTATTCAACACTGATGTTGAAGTTCATGTGATGGAATTGGGAGATGATTATATTCCAGTCATTCCTTGCAGTTGGGCTAACACTGAAGAGCAAAGACAGTTTATTCTAGATTATAGATGAAAATCTTCGTTACAGGTTGTGCTGGTTTGCTCGGTGCAAACTACACACGACATCTTCTTGCTTCCGGGCATGAAGTCATAGGTATTGATGATCTCTCTGGAGGGTACAAAGCGTTTGTACCTAAAGGGGAGAAATTTACGTTTGTGAAATTAAACCTAGAAAAGAGGAAGAAAGTTGCTGAACTTTTTAAGGAGCATCAGCCTGATGTTCTCATTCATTTCGCTGCGTATGCGGCTGAAGGACTTTCTCCTTTTATTCGTAATTTTAATTATCGTAATAATCTTATCGTTTCCGCTAATCTAATTAACGAATGTATTACTTACGGAACGAAGATTATCTTTACTTCTAGTATGGCAGTTTATGGAGATCAAACTCCTCCGTTTACTGAAGATAAACGTCCACAACCTATTGATCCATATGGTATCGCAAAGTATGCCGTTGAGTGTGATCTGAAACTTGCTCATGATCAGTTTGGACTTCGATATAATATTGTTCGTCCTCACAATGTTCTTGGCATTTATCAAAACATTTGGGATAGGTATCGTAATGTAATTGGTATCTTCATTCGTAAGGCACTTAACGGACAGCCCATTCTTGTATATGGTGATGGAGAACAAACTCGTGCTTTCTCTGATATCAAATACTATATGGAACCGTTTGATAAACTTCTTACGGGACATGATGGTGAAACGTTCAATATTGGTGCTGATAAACACTTCACTCTGAATGAAGTTGCGACGACTGTTCAGACTATTGCTAAGAAGTATGGATATGAAGTTCCTATTGAGCATGGAGAACCCCGTCACGAAGTAAAACATGCCTATTGTGATCACACCAAAGCAAAGACGCTGTTGAACTTTGAGGACAATACAAATCTTACTGAACTTATTGAAAGTATGTTTGTTTGGGCAATGAAACAACCAAATAGAAAGGTAAAGGATATGGAATATGAAGTTACCAAAGACATCTACGATTACTGGAAATAATGTTACTCTCACTTAACTCTCTTATCAAGCAATATAGCATCAATATCAGCGGTATAATTCATGTTGGTGGACATATTGGTGATGAATTGATGGACTATAAAATGATGGATGTTGATCAATTCATCATCTTTGAACCACAGCAACACTGTTTTGAAAAACTCACTGCAAGAGCAAAGCAAGTAGAACTTCCTGCAAAACTTGTAAACAAAGCTCTTGGTAATAGGGTGGGCAGAGCAGAGATGACTTCTGATCCTACGGGACTTTGTGGTTCAATTCTGAAACCAAAAATTCATTTGGAACTCTCTCCTGATGTTATCTTCTCCGAAACTCTTGATGTAGAAATTTCTACGCTTGATGATGAAATTCCTGAAGATCACACCTTTAATTTCTTGAATATGGATACTCAAGGTTATGAACTTGAGGTTCTAAAGGGCGGAACAAAGACTCTGGAGGGTATTGATTACATCTATACTGAAGTTAATCAAGCAGAAGTATATGAAAACAACGCTATGATTAGCGATTTGGATGAATATCTGGTAGACTTTGATCGTGTTGCCACAGGATGGCATGGATCTCAAACTTGGGGAGATGCTCTTTACATTAGAAAAGGATTAGTATGAGAATTTTTGATTCATTTATTTTCTTCAATGAACTTGAGCTGCTTGAGATGCGACTCAACATTTTGGGTGATGTTGTAGACAAGTTTGTTCTTACAGAATCTCCATTTACTGTCAGTGGTAACGAAAAACCACTGTATTATGAGGAAAATAAGGATAAATTTGCTAAGTGGCACGACAAAATCGTGCATAATATCACTGAAGAGATTCCTAATGACTTCTCGCACATGATGGAGAAGAGTAAATTTCATATTGGATATGGCGAACTTGATCCATATGGACAGCGTTTCATTGATCTACCTATCAGATTTCAACGTGCTGTATACAATCGCAACGCAAGTTGCTTTGGTATTGAAAAGGCTGGTGCAGAAGATGGTGACATCGTGATGACTAGCGATGCTGATGAAATTATCAATCCTTATGTCCTAGAAGATACCTCTTGGTTCAATCCTGACAATCATTATGTCGCTGTTGGTAATGCTTATTACTATAAATTGAACTTCCTGTATCAAGATGACTGGATGGGAACACGTCTTTGCACTTGGAAACACCTTAAAGGCACCACAATTGATCAACATCGTCAGGATCATGCCAATGCACATAAGATTGAAAACGCATCTTGGCACTTCAGTTTCTTAGGTAACGCTGAGAATTTCAAACTGAAACTTGCTTCCTATGAACATACAGAAAACAACACTGCTGCTAACATTGCTAATGCAGAAGAAAAAGTTGAGAAAGGACTGGATCCTTTGAATCGTGGTATGACTTACAGAGCAGTTCCCATCGATGAGAGTTATCCAGAATATATTCAAAACAACCAGGAGAAGTACGCAGAATTCATTAAACCATGGAATTAATAGAAGGTGTAGCACTATCAGAACTCTGTGATTATTCGTTTGGTGATCAAGCGGGACAGTGGAGTGGTATCTACACACATTTTATGAAAGATGCTAACTTGACGAACACTGAGTTTGTCAACAAAGTATTTGAAATTAAGAAAAGCAGAGACTATATGACTCTGTTTATTGATAATATTCGCTTATATAATAGAGAGATTAAGGAGGTAAAACCAGATGATTGGCCTGTTGTAAGGGCGATGATGCAGAAGAGTAATCTTCTTAGTTTGTGCAGTAACTTCACTGACATGAAGTTTATTATCTTCACAAATTTAGAGGACACGCCATTAGATAAGCATATTTTGACTTGCTTACCTAGTAATGTGATTCGTGTTGTTGCTGTTAATTCTGTAGTTGTAGGTAATAAAGTAATTCCTGCACCTTATGGAGTACAGAGAAGGATGAATCCTAATGATGATCGCATCGAAATCCTCAAACATTACATGAGTGAAAGAGATCCTAGATCATTCAGACTTCTCTATGTTGGTATAAATGAAAACTCACATGAAGAGCGTAGAGGTTTATCAACTAAGTTCATTGATGAAACTTGGGCTACGGTAGAGACGGGTAGAGTTGACTTTGAAACTTACATAGATCATATGAGAAGGTGTAAGTTTGTTCTATGTCCAAGAGGAAACGCGATTGATTGTCATAGAAACTGGGAGACAATCTACATGCGACGAGTTCCAGTGATGAAACGCACACCCTTTTTAGAGGAATTGTATAAAGATTATCAAGTTCTCTTTGTTGATGACTATTCTGAGGTGACTGAACAACTGCTTTTGGATAATAATCAGATGTTCTTGGATGCTCAAACGCAAGATTTATCCAAACTTGATCTTAACAACTTTTTTGAAACATGGAAAAAACCTTAGTAGTATCAAATCACAACTCTGATCTTGAATGGTTAAGCACCACACACGATTATGGTTTCTCTCCTGAGAATACAATCATTTATGATAGAAGTGATGAGGTAAAAGACTGGAGTCACCTGGGTGAAAGTATTCGATCCCCTAATGTTGGTGAGAACATCTACGATATTATGCGTTACATCGTAGAACACTATGATAATCTCCCTGATATTTGTGTCTTTATCAAGGGTAATATGTTTCAGCGTCCTGAAGAAAGGGGTGGTGCAGAGTATTACACCACTCGCGAAAGGTTTTATCGTGCCCTGACTGCTGAGTATTTTCTTCCAATTGAACGCTTTCATGACTCTACAGCGTTTGTATGTAATGGTGGTGGTTTCATTCAACCTACTTGGGAAGCCGTGACTAATCAAACAGTTTACACTAGACATTTTGCCACATTCCCTCAGATGTTAGAAAAACTGTTTGTTAATCCTCCCAATTTTCCATTCAATAGGTTTGCACCTGGTGGAAATTACGTTGTTCCAAGGGCAAATATTCTTAAATTTAGTAAAGAATTCTACGAAAAACTTCAATTCTATGTTTCTTATGAACCACCTGAGGAGTTTCAAAGCACGTCTGGTGAATCATATCTAATTGAAAGGCTACTTTATATGATGTGGACGGAGGATTTGCAAGAATGTTGACTGTTTTTGGCCCTGGTTACATTGGGGGAAGGTATTGTGAGATGTTTCCTGGTGACACAATACCAGTTAAAAGGTATCAAAGAAATCCCGAATCTCAGGAGATTTTATACTTTATTTCTACTATTGATAATGGCAATATACACACAGATATCAAGTTAGATGTTGAAACAAATCTCGGTGTTCTTTGTCAAACTTTGGATTATTGCAGGGATTCTAGTATCGTTTTCAATTTTATTTCTTCTTGGTTCGTGTATGGAGATTGTGAACTACCTGCTAAAGAAGATATGCCTTGTAATCCAAGAGGATTCTACTCTATTACAAAAAAGTGTGCAGAAGATTTGCTCATAGATTTTTGTAGAACTTACAAAGTTAAGTATAGAATTTTGAGAATGCCTAATGTAGTCGGTGGATATGATCCAAAGGCTTCTATAAAGAAGAACGCGATTCATTACCTTATTAATGAACTTAAAGAGGGTAATGACATCACTCTCTACAATGATGGAAACATTATCAAAGACATAATGCACGTTGATGATGTTTGCAGAGCAATTAATAGAGTAGTAAACAGAGGAGAGTTTGACACTATCTACAATATTGGTAGTGGACAACAAATTACTTTGGGTGATATAATCAGGAGGGCAAAGAAATACATCGGTTCGGAATCACAAATTTTTAGTAAGGAAGCATATACTCAAGATATGTTTCTTGATTCAACTAAATTGTTTGAACTTGGTTTCAAACCACAAAAATCTCATTTTGACATTATCAGAGAATTATGTACCAACTGATTGATACCTTCATTGAATCCGCAAAGGAGATGGATGATGACATCTTTCCCTTTATGGCAAATAAGGATTGGGAAGAAGGTAAACCAGTATATTATTCTGGCCCTTATTGGGATGATAATGAAGCAAGAGAATTAATTTACTCAATTATGAAGGGTAAATGGTTGTCTTCCGGTGAAAAAGTAAACAAGTTTGAGCATGAGTTCTCATCAAAGTTTGGATTCAAACACTCTGTGATGGTGAACTCTGGTAGTTCTGCCAACCTTGTGATGATCGCTGCGTTGAAAAAATACTTCAACTGGCAAGATGGTGATGAAATTATTGTGTGTGCATGTGGTTTTGCCACGACAGTTGCACCCATTGTTCAAGCAGGATTGAAACCCGTATTTGTTGATATTAGTTGGGGTGATCTCAACTGGGATATCTCTACTATCGAAGAAAAGATTACTGATAAGACTAGAGCAGTCTTCTCTTCTCCTGTTTTGGGTAACGCTTATGTGATGGATGATCTATATGACATCCTTGATAGGCATCAACTTGAATTTATTGCTGACAATTGCGACAGTTTGGGTAGTAAGTATGATGGAGAGTACCTTACCAAGCGTGCTGTTGCAGCATCATGTTCGTTCTATCCTGCCCATCATCTTTGCACGATTGAAGGTGGTATGGTTTCTTCTAATATTAAAGAAGTTATCGATCTCGCACGAAGTTTTGCATGGTGGGGACGAGGTTGCTATTGTGTGGGACAGCAGAACCTTCTTTCAAACGGTGTATGTGGAAAGCGATTCGACAGGTGGTTGGAAAACTATGATGACATTGTGGATCATAAGTACGTCTTTTCTAATATGGGTTACAACCTTAAACCTTTGGATCTTCAAGGAGCTGTAGGCTCAGTTCAACTGCTTAAGTTTGAGGAGATTCATGGAAAACGTCGTCGAAATAAGTGGCAAATTCATCAGATTCTTGAACGCATCCCTGGTATTAGAGTCATGGATGAATTGCCTAACGCTGAAACAAGTTGGTTTGGTGTCCCTATTCTATGTGATAATAAGAAACTGAAGCACTCTCTTGTTCGTCATTTTGAGGCAAATAAAATTCAGACAAGAAACTATTTTGCAGGTAATATTTTGCTGCATCCTGGATATTCGCACCTTGATGACGCTAATAAATATCCAAACGCGAACCAAGTGTTGGATCTGGTATTCTTCCTTGGATGTTCGCCTACAATCACCGATAAGATGATTGACTATATCAGCAAAGTGTCATCTGAATATGTTAGCGACTGAATTTTTGCATGGACAAGGACTTGGAAATCAATTATTTGCATATGTAACAACCAGAGTCTTAGCCCGTAGACTGGGTTATGACTTTGGTATCAAAGGACTTCAGAGTGCGGGAGACTCTAGAGTCAACAAAAAGGGGTTCTATTTCATGAACCTTGATTATGGTAAAGAAGTTCCCGACGATCTTGAAAGGTATGACGAGTATCGACATGCACTCCACACTGACAAGTGGTTGCACACTGATATTCGTTTGACTGATAAAGATCTGTTATCTATTCCTGATAATCGTATAATCTATGGTAATTTTCAATCAGAAGATTACTTCTATGATGAGATTGAATATGTAAAGGAATGGTTGAAGGTTCGTATTATTTACGAACATGATGACACAAACGGAAAGAACATCTGTGTTCTTAATTTTCGTGGTGGAGATATGGTTGGAAATGCTGGAGCGTTTGTTCCAGCATCATATTGGCATAATGCAATGGAGCGTATGTCAGAGTATAATCCAAACATGGAGTATTGTATTGTAACTGATGATGTCAAAACTGCTAATCGGATGCTTCCTGACATCCCTGCTTATCACGTTGATGTGGCATGGGACTATGTTGCAGTTAAGAATGCCAGAAACGTTATTTGCACCACCTCTACTTTCTCCTGCTTCCCCCTCTGGACATCCAACAACTTAGAAATGTGTATCGCACCTAAGTATTGGTTCCATCACAACTTGTCACAAGGCTGGTGGAGTCTTGGGTGCAGTATCTATAGTTACCCAACATATTATATGGATAGAGAGGGTAAACTCTTTACTCCTGACGAATGTAGGGTAGAATGGGAGGAGTATAAGAAGACTTCAAACATTTATGATGGAGACTTATGATGCCTAAAATTGATCTAGAAGATGTCACATTAATATCTGTAGACACCACTGATGATCTATCAGGCACTCTTAGGGGTGTCTATACTAGTATGTCTGGCATCAACTATGGTGCTGTCAAACTGATCACCACACAAGAGCAGATTGATAAGAATCCTCATCTTGTGGAGGAAGGTATCACGATGGAAACTCCGGCTCGTGATATCAAAAACTACAATGATTACAATTATTATGTAATCTATCATCTACACGAACATGTAGATACTTCACACTGTCTCCTGGTTCAACCAGATGGATTTGTATTGTTCCCTGATAAGTGGGACGATGCATGGCTTGAATATGATTACATTGGAGCACCCTGGGCATATGTAGAAGACGCATATATTGATCCTTTCGGTAGACACTGGCGTGTTGGTAATGGAGGATTCTCAATGCGTAGTAAGCGATTCCTGGAAGTTCCCACTAAAGTTGAAGTTCCTTGGGAAACAAATAATAGTGACTTCTACTGGATGCCCGAAGGCGTGGTGAACTATCATGAGGACGGTAATGTTTGTGTTCACAATCGTCACATCTATCAAAAAGAGGGGATGAAATATGCTCCCGTTGACGTTGCAGTCAGGTTCTCACAAGAAACCAGAGTTCCTGAAGCAGAGGGTATCACCCCATTTGGTTTCCACTATAGACTGCCCCCCGGAGTTGAATTAGGATGATTGGTATTATTGGAAACGGTTTTGTTGGTAATGCAGTTTACCAAAACTTCAGAGACAAAGTATCTACAAAGGTATATGATGTAGATAAAAATAGAAGTCCTAATACCTTAAAAGAAGTTCTAGAACAGGACTTTGTTTTTGTATGTCTTCCAACTCCTATGACATCTGATGGTAGTTGTGATTTGTCAATTCTCAATAACTTTTTTGATACACTTTATTTTCTTGAGAATGAAGAAACTATTTTTATTATTAAATCAACTGTTCCTGTAGGTACAACTAAGAGACTTGCAAGAAGGTTTAGAGTAATTCATAATCCAGAGTTTCTTACCGCAAGGAATGCAGTTAGTGATTTTGCTAACGCTGATAGAAATATTATTGGTGGCGAGAGAGAACTTGCTGAAAAATTTGCAGAAATGTTTTTTCTAAACTTTCGCAATATACCAAGCATGATTGTTTCTTCGGATGAGAGTGAGGCAATAAAATATTTCTCTAATACTTTTCTTGCTTACAAAGTGGCATACTTTAATAAAATGTATGACTTCTGCCAGACTCTTGGACTTGATTATGATAAAGTAGCAAGGGGTGTCGCTGCGGATCATCGTATTGGAACATCTCACACAAAAGTTCCTGGTATAGATAATGATCGTGGATTTGGTGGGACTTGTTTTCCAAAAGATCTTAACTCTTTAATTGTTCAGATGGAGAGTGCTGGAGTAAACGCTGACATGCTCAAAGAAGTATGGAAGTATAATGAACAAATTAGAACTTGTATTGATTGGATAGTAACATGATCGGACACAATCACATTGGTAAGAATGGAAGGTTTGGTAATCAAATGTTCCAGTATGCAGCAACCAGAGGCATTGCATATAATCAAAAAGTTGACTTTATGATTCCTGATGGGCCTAAGTCGGATGATGAGTTTACTGACGAAGAACAGCAACATAAACTCTTCATGGCATTCAACATGACTGGTGCTAAGAACATTGGATTGTTGGAAGCACCCTATCGTAAAGAAGCAACTTTTCGATTTGATGGTGACTTGTTTGAAAACTGTGATGATAATCTAAACCTTTATGGTTACTTTCAATCAGAGCAGTATTTTGCTCACATTGAAGATGAAATTCGTGAAGATTTCACATTTAAACCAGAAGTTCAAAAACTGTGTAAAGAAATTTGGAAAGAGATTGTTACTGATGAAGGACACACTGAAGCAATCGCCCTCCATGTACGACGCACTGATCACCTCATCAAACCAACTTTCCATCCAGTCCTCCCCATTTCCTACTATGAAGAGGCACTTGGACGACTGCCTCAAGACATCCCTGTCTTTGTATTCACGGATGATCCACCGTGGGCGTTCGGACACAAATTCTTTGAATCTGATCGTTTCTTTATCTCTGAGAGTGACAACGTACATGATATGTGCCTCATGTCAATGTGCAACTACAACATCATCGCAAACTCAACCTTCTCTTGGTGGGGAGCATGGCTCGCAGGACATGATAATGTGATTGGCCCTAAACTCTGGTTTGGCCCTGATGGTGAGGATCCAACCGATATTTACATTGATCGCTGGGAGTATCTTGATGTCGCAAATTAGTATCTGCATTCCTACCTACGAATATAAAGGTAGAGGAGTTGAGTTTCTGGGAGAGTTGTTTGACTCTATTGAGCGTCAAACATTCAGAGATTTTGATATTGTGATTTCTGATCACAGTAAAGATGATGTGATTCAGGAGTGGTGTCGTCATTGTCACTACGACTTTGAAATTACATACATCAGAAATTCAAATGGACGTGGTTTTCAGGCACCTAATACAGACTGTGCTATTGAAAACGCTGAGGGTAGAATTATTAAACTGATCTATCAGGATGATATTTTTGTAGATGATAATGCGCTGCAAAAAATCTACGACTCTTTTGAAAGTGGTGCTAAGTGGTTGATTCATGGGTTTACTCACACCACAGATGGTGTTGAAACTCACCGAGACTGTGCTCCAAAGTGGAGTCCAAGAATGCTTGAGGGTGATAATCTTCTTGGAAGTCCATCATGTACTGCATACTTGAATGGAACATATTTGGGTATGGACGATGAGATGAAACTTCTTATTGATACGGAATTGTATCATCGTATGAGAATGGAACATGGTATGCCTTCAATGTTGGATGATGTTCTCATTGCTAATCGAGAGCATGATAATAGAATGAGTTCTGCTCACGTTGATTATGATGCTACTATCTCAGATTCATCTAGAACTTGGTTAGTAAATAAGGCAGAGATTGAACACATCTATAAAAAACACTCAGATTATTTTGTGACAAGAAAGTATCCCGATGAAAACTGATTTAACTGACGCAACTTTTATTATTCCAATCCGCATTGAGTCTGAAGACAGACTGAGAAATGTAATTACTTCGGTTGCATTTCTTCTGAACAACTTTAAAACTAATATTATTATTAAAGAAGTTGATAAAACATCTGTATTCAAAAAAAGAGCACTTCCTCAACTGGAAAGTTTCTTCGGAGAAGTGAAAGTAAAGCATATCTTTGAAGAGAGTGACGAACCTTTGTTTCATAGACAAAGAGTTCTAAATGAAATGATCATGGAGGCAGACACTGACATTGTTGTCAACTATGATTGTGATGTCATTCTTCCTTTGGAGTCTTATGTCACTGCCTATACTGGAATTATGGAGAGAATCTATGATGTGGTTTACCCATATGGTAGTGGAATGTATCAAAGAAGAGTAAACGCTGAAGACGGAGTTGTATCTGCTTTTCTTGATAGTAATGATTACAAATTCCTTGACAGAGCATCAGATAAACACACCTCTGACTTTGGTTGGGCTCAGTTCTTTAGACGTAGCGTCTATATTGAGGGTGGTATGGAGAATGAAAACTTCCGAGCGTATGCTCCTGAAGACAAAGAGAGATATTTTAGATTCACAACACTAGGATATAAGGTGGGTAGAATCGATGATGTTGTCTATCACTTAGAACACGCAAGAGGAGAAAACTCTTGGTTCACTAATCCACATATGCAAGACAATATGAGCGAGTGGGATAAAATTAGTAAGATG